ATTATCAATTTCATCTTCAAGAATATGATATTTTTGATACTTATACTTTCTTATATCATATACTTTTCTCTTTTTATGACCAACATTAATAAATGGTGCTGGACCACCTACTGTTTCAACATACCATTTGTTAAAGTCGTTTATACCAAGAACAGTTAATAAGTTGTTCATCATCTCATCTCTAAGAATGTGATGTAATAAATCTTTATCAATAGTAACAACTTGATTAATATCATAGTTTGCAATACCCTCTTTGGATTGTTGCTTTTCTTGATAGTCTTTAGACATTCTTTGTATGTTCTCAAATTCACTAAAACAATTATGATAGTCAAACATATTATATCTTCTATTACATTTATCACACTTAGGCATTATTTAGCCTCCATTCTTCTCATAAGGACTCTTGCTTTAGCATTTATCATATTAGATAAGTCCATTAGTTTATTAAGTAACACTGTATCAAATACAAAGTGTATTACTTTAAGAGAATAATAAATAATACTACTAATAGTAGTAATAGTAAGTGTTGCAACAACACATAAGGTTAATTTAAACATAGTCATGATGTTATCTTCCTTTACTTTATTTGGTTAATTAATTAGTAACATCAACTACCACTCAAATACCACACAGGTAAAGATAGACTATGCCATAGGGTATCCCTACAGTATACTACACAAAGGTAGCTTATAGTCAAAGAGTGTCAATCGTAGTTGATGTCACTAAAATATATGTAGTCAATTACTGTTTGATTATACATATATTGTTTAAGGTATGTTTATATATAATACTTATTTATCTGTTCAGTTGAAAAAAGATGTAGCCCCCCTGCGAAGATGCAAGGAGGCTATAAGGAAAGAGGGGACTAAAACTTGCTATCCCCCACAGAATCTTGGGCTTCTGCCCAAGTTCTTGCAAGAAGGCTATCATCAATACCCTCGGTATCAAGCATAGTGCCTCTATTTGGAAGTTCTTTTGCAAAGATATGCTTTGTAGGGCTCTCTGCAATAACTACACGATAAATGGTAGATGGCAATTCATCTACACTTGCACCACTTGGTAAATCAGGCCACCAACCCGGAGTAGGAGTGCCTGTTGATTTGGGAGCATTCGGTATGAAAACCTTGGCTGTATCGCTCAATATGATACCACCCAAATCAATATCTTTTGTTTGGCTTTTGTTTGCACCATAGTAAGGTGCTGTAAGAGTAACACCATTCCTAACAAAAGATTTCGAAGGATTAAGATGTAGAGAAACCAAATAAGCATTTGGAGTTTCTACTAAAAACTTGTTGATAACATCGATTGATGTTGTTTGCTTTGCTTGTGCCATAATATGACCCTTTCTAATTAAAAGTTAAAAACAACGAAAAAGCGATAGGAAAAACCCCTATCAAAGCCCTACCCTTATAAATATTAGGTCTCCACTAAAATCCTACAATTTTTAAAACCTTCCCTTTTTTGAAATCATTTTTAACGAAAGTTGTTGACATTAAGAATCAAGCTACAGTAAGTTATGAGCCTAACAGGAAGTAATTTTTTTAAAATTATCACCCTTGAAGGTTTTGCAAGCAAGTAGAGGGTCAGAAGTCGGTTTGCCACTTCATATAGAAGAAAAGGATTTTCACCGATAACTTCCGAAAATTAGTTTAATATAAGTTAGAGTATGGACCAATCTTAATATTAAACGGATAAAGGTAAGATGAGATTGAGAGTGTCTCCAATAGACTAAATAAGCTTACTTTATTGAAGTTTAATATTACAAAGAGAACTGGCTTTAAACGAAATTTAAACTTTAAGTAGTTTTGTCTCAGGGGCTTTTTGTATCTAGTACTTTTGGATGTTCACCAAATTTGGAAATTTGGCAAACATTATATTATATTATGTCCATGGCTAAAAATAAAAAACAACATAAAGACCTTAAGATTTACACACTAAAGATAGCCTACAACGAAAATACAGACACTATAGAATATGTAGAAGAAACCATAGATAATGAGTTTGAGTATACGTATTTTGAAGGTGAATATGTATACATTCTTGATTATTATTCCGATGAAGATTTAAAGATTTTAGATGATACTATGATTATAGGAGAATCATGAGAAATTATAAAGCTAATAAAGTAATGCATGTAGTTTATGACAGTATAGAAGAAGTTCCTGGAAATATTTCTATAGTAAAAGACTGGCGTAATGGGGATATTGGTGATTGGGTATTAACAGATGATGAATGTGTTATACAAATAATTAGAAAAGGTAAAATGGTTCAAAAAAAGAATCCTGTTACATATATAGGAACATGCACAGGTACTTTTATTGTAAACAAAAAAACAGTAATGGACGCGGATAGAAGAACTAATATATACTCTTTTGGTGGAAATAAAACGCCTGATGAGATTGTAGCGTCCAGAAGAAAGTTAACTGCTAATGAAGAATTGTTTGTTCAATATGTTTCGTCTGGAATGCAACCTCAAGATGCTTATGTTAAAGCATTTCCTACCAATAATAAACAATATGCAAGAATGAAATCAGTTAGCCTTATAAAAACTGAAAGGATAAAAACAGCTATGAAAGAAGAATTAAAACCAATATTAGAAGAACTTGGTATAAATGAAAATAGTGTTTTAGAGAATATTAATAATATTGCATTAACATCTGAAAAAGATGAAACAAGATTAAAAGCATTATTTAAATTATCGGATATTATGGACTTAGAAGATAAAAATAGCGCCAAAGTTCAACAAATTACAGGAGTACAATTTCAAGGTTTTGATGACAAGATGATTGATGTAGCGGAAAGACCTAAAAAATTAGATGGCTAATATTAATACACAAAATGTAAGTAAAGCAGAAGAAGCGTTATTGCTTGCATCTAAAGATTTAATTGCATTTGGTAAATTATTTTTACCAGACGATTTTTTAAGAAGTGAAACCCCACCATTCCATTATGAAATAGCAGACACTATTTCAGATAAAGAAAAAAAACAAACAGCTATTATATTACCTAGAGGGCATGGAAAAACTGTGCTTACTAAATGTGATATATTGCATCAATTTTGTTTTACAAAAGAACCTTTATTTTATGGTTGGGTATCTGCAACTGCTAAATTAGCTACTGGTAATATGGATTATATTAAATATCATTTGGAATTTAATGAAAGGATTCAGTATTATTTTGGACAACTGAAAGGTGGTAAGTGGACTGAAACAGACATCGAAACTACAAATGGCTGCAAACTTATTTCTAAATCGAATATATCAGGTATACGAGGGGGCGCGAAATTACACAAAAGATATGACCTCGTTATTCTCGATGATTTTGAAGACGAAAACAACACTATTACTCCTGAAGCTAGAGCAAAAAATTCCAACCTTATTACTGCTGTGGTATTCCCTGCTCTTGAGCCTCATACTGGTAGGCTACGGATTAATGGCACTCCTGTGCATTTCGATTCTTTTATTAATAATCTCATTGTTAGTTATGAAAAATCTGTTAAAAACAATGAAGACTTTTCTTGGAACGTTGTTCTCAAAAAAGCAATAGAAGATGACGGAACTATGCTATGGGATAGTTGGTTCGGTAAAAAAGAAATGGAAAGAAAGAAAAAGTTTTATGCTGATTCTGGACAGCCTTATAAATTTTATCAAGAATATATGATGGAAGTGCAATCTGCTGATGATTCTATATTTACAAGAAATCATATAAAATATTGGGATGGGCAGTTTACACACGATGAAGAAAGCGATATATCTTTTATTAGAATAGATGGTCAATTAAAACCAGTTAATATATTTTCTGGAGTTGACCCTGCAACTGATAGTCAAAGAAGAGACGCGGATTATAGTGTTATATTAACTGTTGCGGTAGATTCAGATAATAATATATATGTTCTTGACTTTATTAGAAAAAGAGGAATACCAGTATTAGGTATTCCAGGTGAAGATAAAAAAGGTATAGTAGATTATATGTTTGATATATCTAAAATATTTCATCCAAGTTTATATGTTGTAGAAGATACAACAATGAGTAAACCTGTATTTCAAGCTTTAAGAGCTGAAACAAGAAGGAGAAATGATTTTAGTGTTAGGTTTAAAGAAGAAAAACCTGGTACTCGTATGTCTAAAAGAGATAGAATACAAGAAATACTTGCTCAAAGATTTGCTATTGGTCAAATACATTTGAAAAAAGACCAATATGATTTAGAGCATGAAATTATAACGTTTGGTCCAAGGATGGCTCATGATGATACTATAGATGCATTAGCATATGCATGTAAATATGCAAGTCCTCCTGTAGGTATTAATGAAGAAGAAGGAAAAAATAGATTTTTTAGAAAAAGACCTGCACCAAAATCATGGGTTGTAGCTTAACATATTTTTTTCTTATCTTATGATATGGATATACTTACAATATTGGAACAATTTGGCATACCAGTTGCAGTAGCAATGGCGTTTGGTTTTTTTATTTGGAAACAAAATAGATTTATACAACAAACATTAATGACTGAGTTAGACCAAGATTTTAAAAGATTAGAAGGTATTATTATAAAATTAATAGACCAACAAAAATTAGTACAAATGGAACAGAAAAAACTTAACGGTATATTTAAAGCGCAAGTTGAAATTATAGCAAGACTATCTGGTAATGGGTTAAAAGATAAGTTTTTAAGAATGATGGAAAAAGGCGGAATGAACGATGAATAAAACAAAACAATTTAAAATTGAAACGCCTATCGCTACTGTTGAATCAGATAGTGGTAATCATTTTGTAGATGTAATTACAGTTATGTTTGCTGTTGGATTTTTGTATATAACTTATATTGCATTATCCGCATGGATAAAAGGAATTTTTAAAAGAGGTAACAAATGGCTGCAAAAATAGATAAAAAAGTTCAAAGAATACATGAAATATATCAGTATTCAAAAACAGATAATAGAGTTCAATGGGAATATATAAACCAAAAAGGTTTTGATTTTGCAAATGACAATCAATTATCTAGTGAAGAAAAATTGGCACTTGAAGAACAAGGTATGCCTACATTTACTATTAACAGAATAACTCCTGTTGTAGAAATGCTTAACTTTTATGCAACAGCCAATAATCCTAGATGGCAAGCAATTGGTGTAACAGGTGATGATTCTGATGTAGCGTCTGTTTTTTCAGACATATCTGATTATATATGGAACAACTCAAATGGAGAAACATTGCTTTCTAATGCAATAAATGATTGTGTTACAAAATCTATGGGATATTTAATGGTGACAGTAGACCCAGATGCCGATAGAGGTATGGGAGAAGTTACTATACAACAGCCAGACCCATTTGATGTTTATGTAGACAACAAAGCAAGAGACGTTTTATTTAGAGATGCTGCTTATATTCTTATCCGCAAAGTCCTTCCAAAAGGTCATCTCATTAATCTATTCCCTGATAGCAAACGAAAGATAATGGCAGCATCTTCTAATTCTGAATCTTATGAAAACTATTCAGAAAAAGTTATAGACCAAGAACAACATGATTTTCATTACAAAGAAATGGATAGTAATAATGCAGTATATTCTGATAAAGAAAATGAGTTGTTAGAATTTTATGAATGTTACGAAAAAGAAAAACAGGCTTATAGAAATATATTTTATAAAGTACCTCCAAATAGAGAGGTTATTAAAAACATAAAACAAGAAGCACAAATGCAAACTGAAAAATTAAGAGTGGAAATGGAAGTGCAGATAAAAGAAAAGCAACAACAAATGGAAATTGCTGTTCAACAAGGTAAAATGCTTCCTGAAAGAATGCAACTTGAAATGTCTAAAGAAATTGAAATGATGGAACAACAATTAAAAAGTTTTGCAATTGAAGTTGAAAATAGATTACAACAAGAACAATCTAAAACTGAAAATAGAGTTGTTAGCGACAAAGAATTTAATGTGTTAATGAAAAATGAAAAGTTTAAAAACAATCTTATAGAAGCTATAAAGTTTCATGAAAATATTATTAAACTTACTTGTGTAGCAGGAGATAAACTTTTATATTCAAAATATTTACCTGTAAAAGAATATCCTATTATTCCATTTCATTATAAATGGACAGGTACACCATTTCCAATGTCAGCAGTTGCTCCACTTATCGGAAAACAAAGAGAATTAAATAAGGCGCATCAATTAATGATACATAATGCATCTCTTGGTAGTAGTCTAAGATGGATGTATGAAGAAGGAAGTATTGATACTGATTATTGGGAAAAATATTCGAGCGCGCCTGGAGCTTTATTACCAAAAAGGCAAGGATATGAGGCGCCGCAACCTGTAATGCCTTTCCAGTTAAACAATGCATTTTTTAGTTTAACTCAAACAGGTAAACAAGATATGGAATATTTAGCAGGTATATATTCTGCAATGCAAGGAGATACATCTGCTACTCAAGATATGCCTTTTAAAGGTATGCTTGCTATGGATGAATATGGAACAAGAAGAATTAAGTATTGGTTAAAACATGCTATTGAACCTGCATTAAAACAAGTTGGTAATGTTATAAAAGAATATTCACAAGCAGTGTATACAGCGCACAAAGTATTTAGAATAGTTCAGCCTAATGCTATTGAAGAAGAAAAAAATGTAGAAATTAATGTTCCTTTGTATAATGACCTTGGAAATGCTATTGGTAAATGGAGAGATTATGCATCTGCTAAATTTGATGTTCGTGTTATAGCAGGTTCTACGTTACCTATAAATAGATGGGCATATTTATCTGAATTAAAAGAATTAATGAATCTAGGTGTAGTTGATGATGTGGCGGTACTTGCTGAAACAGATATTAAAAATAAAGAAAGCATAGTAAAAAGAAAATCTTTATACGCTCAACTAAAGGGGCAAATTGCTAATTTGGAAGAGCAACTTAAGAAGGAGAAAGGTACAAATGAAACTCTTGAAAGACAAATTATACAATCTAATATTAAGAATAAAGTCATGCAAGCCGATGTTGAAGTTAATAAACAAAAAGAATCAACTAAAGCGCAAATTCTTAAAGAAGAATTAGAATCAAAGGCTAAGCAAAAACATATGAGACAAAAAATGGAAGATTCTAGTAAAAATATGGATAAAGAATTGTCTGAATCAATTTATGGTTTGCAAAAGTCAGAATAAATTCTATAAATTACGAACAAAAATAAATGGAGAAAAACTATGATAGAAGAAAATACACACGGTAACCCAGAATCAGCTGAAGTAGAAGATGCTGTTTTTGGCTCTGGTGGTGACTTTTTTAGTGAACTCGAAGATTCCGTAAATGGAGGTCTTCAAGATAATGAAAAGCCAGCAACCCAAACTGAGGCAACTCCTGCACAGCAGGACCCCAATAATGTAGTGGCGCAAGGCGAGGTGTCGCAAAACTCTGAAGTCGAAAATTATAAGAAGAGATATAGCGATTCCAGTCGTGAAGCACAAAGATTAAAAGCCCAACTCAATGAGTTGCAACCTTTTATTCCAGTTCTAGATGCGATGAAAAATGACAGTGGTTTAGTGGACCATGTTAGAGGATACTTTGACAATGGTGGAGCTGTTCCCCAAGATATAAAGAAAAATTTAGGTCTTGGTGATGATTTTTTATTTGACCCTGATGAAATGGTAAATAAACCTGATTCTGATTCTAGGAAAGTATTTAATACGATGGTGGATGGTATAGTCCAAAAACGTACTAATGAAATCTTAGGAGCTGAAAAACAAAAGGCTCAACAAATGAGTCATAAAATTGCTATTAAAAATCAAGCTGAAGAGTTTAAACAAAGATATAAAATGTCTGACCAAGACTTTAAAGTTTTTGTTTCTCAAGCTCAAGATAGATTTAATAAAGGCGGTTTATCATTTGATGATATGTATTTACTTTTAAATAAAGGTCAAGTAAATAAAAATGTTGCTAATGCAACTAAAGAACAAATGCTTAACCAAATGAAAGGTGTAAGAGACATACCAGTAAGCCAAGGAAGTGCTAACAGTCAGCCTGAAAATGTAAGTTACGAAGATAATATCTTTGATACGCTTAAAGGTTCAGATGCTGACCTTGATAACTTGTTTGGATAGGGTAATTAGATAGTCCCTGTTCAAACTTAACCTATAACTTTACTAGAAGGCACGAAAGTGCAGTTGATAGAAAGTTAAATGAAGGGACGGTCTAAAATGGCTAAAGATTACATAAGTGTAATATCGCCTAATGCAGATTTAACTGTAGCTGATTTTGATGGCAACGGACCAGGTACCAGTACTAATTTAAATACTGGTGATATACGTAGAAAGTATAATTTTGGAAACCGAGTCTCAGAGTTAGCAATCGCACAAGACCCATTTTTTAGATTTTTATCTAAAGTGGCTAAAAAACCTACAGATGACCCTCAGTTTAAATTTACCGAGAGAAGACCATCATTTCATAAGCGTTATGCTTATGTGATGGGCTGGGTAAGTGGCGCTGGAGCGAATACTACGAACGATGCAACAATTACCGCAACTAATGGTAATGCTGGTGCAGATGTAGCAGTAGGTGATACAGTTAAACTTTTAATGGCAGGCGATTATAAAAACCAAGGTAATATCCAGAATATTTATGGAAATACTGGAGCAGGAGCAATAACTCCTGGGGACGATGGAACTCAACCGCAGTTCTTTTTACCTGGACAAATAGTAAAAGTACCAACAATGACAGATGAAGATACAGCGGCAACTACTTGGGGTGCTAGTTATATGTTAATTAGGGTTACAGCAGTTGATACTGCACCATCAGGTGGAGCAGATATTGACAGTAAAAAACCTACTGAAGTAACTGGTATCGTAGTTAAAGACCCTGGAGCAACTTATGTTGGTTTTGCAGGATGGTGGGGCAATAATTTTAGTCCTGGTGCAGCTTCAAATGATGAAGTAGTAGCAGACCAAGAAATTGCTGGAACACTTGAAAGAGCAAGATGTTACGTTGTAGGTACAGCTCATGGTGAGGGTACTGGTTATCCTGACACATGGGTAGACCAACCATTTTCTAGCAACCATGGTGTTACCCAAATTTGGAAAACATCAATGGCTATGACTAATACTGCGAGAGCAACTTCTCTTAAGTATGAGCCAAACGAATGGGCTAGAATGTGGAAGGAAAAACTAATAGAACACAAATTTGATATGGAAACATCATTACTATTTGGTTCTCAATATGAAGATAGTACTAATGGTATTAATTATACACAAGGTGCTGTTGATTATATTCTTAATTATGGTAACCAATTTAGTTGGACATCAGCTACAACAGCTGACGATTTCTTAGATGATATGTCTAACTATGTTGACCCAAGATATAATAACAGTGCTGCTACTGTATTTT